CGCACGCGAGCCCCGAGAACAGCGTCGACGTGCCGAGCATGTCTTGCAGCACGTGGCCGATTGCGGTCAGCACGTTCTTGTTCGTCAGGAGCAGGTCGGTTTCAAGAGGAACCTGACCCGCATATACGGTTTGACGCTTCATGTAATGGCTTCCACAAAAGAAAAGCCCCGCTCGATGGCGGGGCTGTATGGGTGAAATGCGGTGTCGGTCGTTAGCTGCTGATGCGCATCCAGACGATCGTTGCGGCCGGTATGACACTAGCCACTGCGGCGAATATGTCGGCGTCCGTGACCGACTGCTGAACCTGACTCAGGTCTGCGTACTCTCCGCGCGAAGCGGTGCTGTATCCAGATGGCGAACTGCCGTAGCCAGCGACGAACGGGATTCCCGTTCCAGATGGCCGGTACGCAGTCACGAACGCCTGATACTGGTGCAGCAGCGAACCGTAAGCGCCGTTGATTCCGTAGCCGGTCGTTGGGATGCCATAGCCGCCAGTATCGAGCGGCCGGCGCGGCTCCACGATGAGCGGCGCGCGCCCCGTCAGCGTCGTGAGCACCTGCACGACTGCCTTGCGCGTAGCGCGCTCGCGGAACAGGTTCACCGTGATTCGGTTGCGAAACGCGGTGTCGCTCTCCCCTGTCCTGCGCGGCAGCGTCGAGCCGAAGAAATCCGCCGATATGATGTCGAGCCAGCCGTCCGTCGCCGTGGCGATGCGCAATTGGAGCTTTGCATATGCAAGCACCGCGTACACGTTCGCGAAGATGGCCGCGAAGCCGTTGAGCAGCGCCGTCAGGATTGGCGGTGCATCGCCGAACCAGCCGCGCGGCAGGAGCGCTTGCAAGCGCCCCAACATGTCCTGCTGATCGCCAGTCGCCATTAGGTCACCGTGATAGTTGCCGCTTTCACGACAGTTTTTGCATCTGCTGTCACATCGGACGTTCCACCGTTCAGCGTCACACCTGTGACGTTCGTCACGCCCGGCGAAGCGTCATACGCGACTTGCGCGAGACGCGAATACGCCAGCGGCGTGCCGAGCGGCAGCGTGTTGATGTAGTTCTGAAGCGCGGTTTGAACCAGCGCCGCGACGGTGCTGTGCGTGTAGCCGGCTGCCGTGGCGATCGCCATTGCGACGGTTGCAGTCACGACGATCGGCTTCTTCACGTCGAACGTGCTCGTGAATGGCCGCACCGCGTCGATCGCGTTGTAGACGGTCGAAACCAGCGTGTCAGATGGCACGCCCGAGCCGTCGTCGACCACCACATAGAAATACCCGGGCTGATAGACACCGCCGTAGGTGTAGTTCTCGGTGATCGTGTATGTCAGACCCTGCTGCAGCGACGTGATCGCGTTACCGATAGCTGCTTTCGTCGCCTTCGACAGGCTCAGCAGCCACGTCTGAAACCGCGCGAGCGCGTTGGCGTCCGTCTCCGCGTCAACCGCGTTCGTGAAGGCCGCGGCGTTCGTCACCGTATCGACGCCGGGGACCGACTGGGAAAGCTGCGTGATCGTGTTGGCGAGCACATTGCCGCCGGTGCCGGCCGTTACGGCTGTCACCGTGACACTGAGGCTTGCCGCGCCTGCCGCCAGCACATAGCCTCCGAGCGCCGCGCTGTATGCAGGATTCGTCGTGTCGGTGTTGACTGTGAATTGCTGCGTGCCATCCGTCGTCTGCACGACGGTTCCGACCGGAACGACCGCCTGCGACGTTGGCGTGAAGCGCGAGAACGTCACCGTGCCGGTCGCATACGACGCAGCCAGCCGCGCAAAGCCGAAGTCAGCGAACCACGAATCGAGATCCGATCCTGTCGACGTCGATGCCCGCGTGAGCGCAAGCATTTGCAGGATCATGCCTTGCAGCCAGAGCGCGATTCCTGACGCTGCCTCGCCAAGCGCGCGGAACACGGTGCCGATGTTGAAATTCAGGATCGCGGACGTCACCGAACCCTGCACCGTAGACGCAAAGTTTTGAAGCATCTGCGTCAGCGATTGCGTCTGTACGTTTGCCATTTATTGATTGATGTCGAAGGATAGGGTCGATACCTGGCCCGTCACGGCGTCGGCATACTGGATCGTCACCGCGGCGCCGTTGTTGAACGGCGTTACCGTGACAACCGGCGTCGGGGATGCGGCGATGCCTGCAATCGTCTTGATCGTCGATTGAATCGTGCCGCGCAGCTCTGACGTGTTCAGCGTCTTGCCGATGCGCCGCGGAATGCCAGCGCCGAAGTCTGCGTGCCAGGTGTAATCTGGCGAGGCTATCGGGTTGCCGGCCGAGTCGGCTAGCTGCGGGTTCGTCATCAGCGCGCGGAGCAGTTCCTGTTGCGCGAGCGTGTCGTCTTCGGCGACCGACAGATCGCCGTTTGCAGCAATCGACAGGTCGTTCGACCAGAAATGATTGAGATCCGGCATTAGCCGCCCTTTACCGTTGATGTCATGTGGCCGCTGCCCATCTGCTGATTGGGCGCCTGCGTTACAGATCCGGTTTCGTTGTGCGTGTGCCCGTTGAAGAGCGACATGAACGCCGAGGTGACGAACTGAAGCAGGCTTTGCCCGCTCGCGCCTAGCGTGATCGCTGGAGCCGTAATCGATGCCGACGACGCAGACGTGACTGATGCCGCGCCAGTGACGTTCGCGCTCATGCTGCCGCCTACGGTGGCGCTCAGATCTGATGCCGTCACCAGCTTTACAGTGCCGTCATTGCCAAACTTCAGCGACGACCCTGCCTTGTGAACGATCCACGTCTCACCGGCCGGCACCGCCGGCGGCACGTTCACGTTCGAGAAAAACCGCCCAACGATCTTCGGTGCTGCGTTCGATCCGTCAGAAAACGACACCATCACCATGTCGCCAATGTTCGGTGCCGTCAGCACGCCGAAGCCATTTCCCACACCTACCGCGCCGAGCGGAATCCAGCCGGTTTCGGTGTAATCCGAGTCGCCAACGCCCTGAAACGTGACCTTGACCGAGTGCGTCGACGCGTTGTAGCTGCTGATCTGCGCCATGCGCGGCTTGGGAATGCGGCCGGCAGCCGCCTCCGCATGCGAGCGCATGGTGTTCGCTAGTTCGTGGTAATTCATCAGAGCGGGACCGCCTGTGAGGTTGCAGCGTGGTTCTTGCCGTGTACGGTCATCTCAAAGCCGCCGTCGAACGACATGCGGCGCACGATCTGCGACGGGTAATACGTCTGGTCGAATGCCGTGCCGGTGCCAGACACCTGAATGACCGTCTGCGCATTCAGCGTCACGTCGCCCGGAATGCGGCATGAGAACTTCATCTCGTGCGCAACGATCAGGTCGTATTTCTGCTGTGCGATCTGAAGCGCGCGCTGCTTGTCGATGTTCGGATAGAAAAACGTGAACACCTGGCCGCCGCCGGCCGTCGTCGCCTGGCCGGGCTGCAAGCTGCCGACCTTCTTCGGCGGATATGTGGCGTTGAAACCGTACTGGTTCTTGTCATTCCACGACCGAACGATGACCGTCACGCCGCGCGAGACCGTTAGCGTGCGCTGAAACTGCATGTCCTCGACGTTGCCGGCCATCGCTCGATAGTCAAGCTGCGTCGGATTGACCTGCGTCCAGACGATCGGGTAAGGCGCAGAATCGGCGGCCGGTGGCGGCCCGAAATACAGCGTCTTGTCCTTCACGGTAACGATGAAGCCTTCCTGCTGCGCGAGAAATGAGAGGATGTCCCACTCCGTGCGCTCATCCATCAGGTTGACGTGCTCGATGTCGTAGTAAGCGCCGGCTTTTGTCTTGGTGGCGGTCACTTGCGGCGTCAGTCCGCGGCGCTTCGCGAGCGTCGTTGCGATCTGGCTCGACGTCTGGTTCTGGAACTTCTCGGTCGTCTTGGTATCGATGAAAACGCGCGTCAGATCCCGGCCGTGCACGGTCACTGTGTCGCTTGCTATGTCGTAGTCGATCGTATCGACCTGCCCGAAGATGAGCTTCTTCAGATCCTGCGGCGTGAAATAGTCGTAGTCCTCGGGAAAGCCCGCGAATATCTCGACGAACATGTCTTTCTGGCCGCTGAACCAGTTCACGTCAGTAGCTGGCGGCAGTGACGAACCCGCGAACCGGATGGAAAACGTGTCCGCAGACGAAAGCGCGTTGTTTTCCACTTCCCAATCGAGCCATGCGGTACACAGCGTCATTTGGTCGGATAGCGAAGTGCCGAGCGTGACCGCACCTCGCGGCACAGTCACCAATCCGGCAGGCTGTGTCACGAGAATGCGATCAGCACTAGGCATTAGGTACTCCGTCTGAAGATGCCGCGGTATTCGTTGCCGGCAGAGCGATGTTCTGCGTGCCGCTGATGTTCGGATCGCCGCCGAGCGACGGATTCGCCTTTGAAAGGCTCACCCATCCGGTCGCATTTTTGTAATACTTGGCTGCGAGGTCGTACAGGTTGCCGCCCACGACAGTGATCGTCTTGGATGCAGAACCGATCTGGCCGATGTTCGTACTGACGCGCGACAAAACGCCTTGTAGCTGCAGCAATTGAGGCTGCTGCGTCATCGTGTTGACTTGATTCGACAGGCGCGACACCTGTTGCGCGATCGGATTGTTAGGTAGCAGGCCACCGACAGTCGCGACGCTTTGCAGCGTGTTCTCGCCGGCCGCAATCAGGGTTTTAACTTGCGCCTGCGCTTCTGCGAGCGGCGTTAGCACGGTTTGAAGCGTGGCCTTGGTAGCCGTCGCAAAATCTGAAACGGCCGCAGTCGCGCTCTTGAGTGTGCCGATGACAGATGAGAGTCCAGAATTGCCAATGGACGACGCCAAACCGGAAGCCTTGGTGACATCAGCCCCAATCACGCCGTTGATGCCGGGTGCCGCGTTCGGCCCCTGCGCGGCGTTGTCGGCGACGATTTCCAGGCGAATGCGATAGTAAATCTCGTACTCGCGCTGAAAGTCCTCGACAAACTCGCTGATGACGACCGCGTAGCTGTATTCGCTGAAGGTCAGCGTCAGCATCTTCTGCGCGAGCGCCATCTGCTTGAGCGTGCGCGCGCGGTCAAGCGCATTGGAGCCGAGCAGCATCCCGGACCACTCAAGCGGCGCCGGGTCGTAGCCCATCATGTTGACGTTGCGCGCACCGCCGACCATCTTTCGGACGACGGTGCGGATAGCCGTCACCATAGTGATGCGCTCGGGGATTTCGTACTCGGAAAACGTGAAGTCGCCGAGCTGCAAAACTACAGCCATATCAGTGTCCGGTTACGAATTGGTTGATCGGCGAGGCGTTCGGGTCGAAGAAGCCGGTTCCGAGCGATGAACTTGTCTTGCGCACGATGGTATTGACGACCTTCGTGTGAATCGGTGTGCCGTCCATGACCGCGTGAACGGTCACGTTGGGAGCGCCGCCGCCGGTGCGCACGTTCGGGCCGTTGCCGAGCGCGCCAGCATCGATGCGCGCCTGTGCGCCGGCCGACAACTTGACGCCGCCGTCAGTCTTTACGCCGTCGACTTCAGACTGGCTGATCGGCCGGAACGCGTAGATAGCCGCGGCCAACGTGCCGATAGCAAGCACCGCAATGCCGATGGGATTAGCCAGCATGCCGATAGCGCCGAACAGCGAGAACTTGCTTGCGCCGCCGATCATCGCCGTGATGCGCGCCAATCTAACTACCCCGCCGGCAGCCTGCATGGTCATCGCGAGACCGAGCCCGCGCAGCGCCGCAGTCAATATCAGCACCGTGCCGCGGAACATCAGCGCGCCCGACAGGCCGATCAGCGCATACGACAACGCCCGGAAAATGGCCGGATGCTTCTCCACCATTTGCGACAGGCTATCGAGTGCGCCAGCCAGCTTCAGCAGGCCGCCGGTGATGACCGGCAGATACACAGAGCCGAACAAGGCGAGAAAGTTGGTCCACGCTGCTTCAGCTGCAATCTCCGCACCTTCAGGTGACTTGATGTACTGCTGATAGCCGCTCGAATAGTCCTTGGCGTTGCCGAAAATCTTCGAGTCTTTCGCGAACTTCATCCCGTTGACGATCAATTCGCCGAGGAAGTCGCCGGTCGAGCGGTTGAACTTCGACGCCAGCATTTCCGCGACCTGCTCATTGCTCAGATCCATGCCGTACCGCTTGCGGATAGCAGGCGCCAGCACGTTTTGTACAAACTGATCCGGGCGATGCGAGAACTGCGAAATGAGGTCTGACCGCAGCCCGCCAGTGACGGGCATCTCAGCCTTTCGAAGATTCGCCTTTTCCTTCGCGCTGAGAGGCAGCTTGTTGATCGACTCGTTGATCAGTTTGACTTGATCAGGGCTGACACCGATCTGCAGCAAGCCGAGCGAGGCGAGGAAGCCTTTTGCCTTGTTATCCATGTGGCCGCCGACGAGCGAGCTAAACGCCGTCATGCCAGACGTGCCGGCAGTCGGCCCGCTCTTGGCCTGCATGTATGCAGCGAAAGGACCATACAAAAAGTCCTTGTCGTACATGGTGTACGCCATCTTGCCGGTCTGCGACGCATGGAAGAAGTCGCTTGGCGAAACCTTTCCGCCCGATCCGGTGTACACCTGAGACATGCGCGCCAGTTCGTCGCGCATCGCATCAGGATGCTGAGTCAGACGGTCGCCGCGGTGCTCGAGCGCCTTCACGGCGTTGTAGACGAGCCCTTCTACTGGCTTGCCGTCGTTCTGCACGCGCGCCATGATGGAGAACTTCTGGAAGTCCTCAGACATGCCAATTGCGTGCGGCAGATCACCAAAGGCCGTATGCAGATCGCGGATCAGGCTGATATTGTCTGCTATGGTCGAACCTAAGTTCTTGTGCGCCAGCATCTGCGCCTGAGCGAACGCCTGGGCATTATCTGAAGAAGACAGGTTCAGCGCAGCAAACTTCTGGCGCTCCTGCTCTAGCTTCTTGGCTTGCTCATACGGGCCTTTGAGCATTCCGGCGATGCCCGCACCGAGACCAAGCATCAAGCCGCCCTTCATGGCCTGTTTGTTGATACTATCGATACGCTTCTGGAGTGCAGCAGCCTGCGCCTCCGTGCGCATGAAATCTTTGCCGAGTGCAGCCAAGCCCAATGCGGCATGGTTGATCAGGCTAATTTTGACGCCGATTTTGAAGGCTTCGAACATGAAACGCTCTCTTAAATATCGCCTGCATGAGTGGGCGGCGGATCGCTTTGATTCCGTCCAGTACCCGTCGATACGGGCGACTACTGACGCCGGCAAGTTGCGGGCGCCGATTCGATTCGCTCATGCGATGCCGTTCTGGAGCCGTGTCGACACCATCCTGATAAGCCTTGGCGGCCTCGCAATCGGCGGCATCGTGCTTGCACTGCTATGCCTGATTGCCTGGTCGCTCATTACCGGCTAGTCGATCTTCGTGTCATATCCGAGCGAAGGCGGCAAGTTGCCCCGCCCCAACAACCCGGCAACGAATGCTTTGCCGAGGATGCGCTTTATCAGCGCTTCGTTATGCAGCACAGCCGGCCCAAGGAAAGGGCGCGGCGGGATCTTGTCGGTCCCGAGTTCCTGATAGACGGCGATGTCGCTCGTCGAGCCGATAGTCGCCTCAAGGCCAGAAACATCCTTCCCGATCGAATCGCGCATTTCACCCGTCCGCAACA